TAGTACTGAGAAGCAGCTACGTTTGCAGAATAAGGATCAACATAAACCTTGAAACGTCCGTTCATAACACCAGCAAAGGTTGTGCTTGTGTCATCAACATTAAGGTTGTTGTTAAGAGCAGGCGTATAATCAAGTACACCAGCCATTTGTAGAGCAGAAGCAACATCAGCAGAAACAATCAGCATGTTACCTTTCCCCCTACGTGTCTGTTGACCAATCGCATTGGCATCACGTTCAATTGCGAACATAAGACCTTTGAATTTTTCAACCGACCAACGACCATTAGAGTCAGTGTCGAGATCGAAAATACCAGCAGTTGTCGTATTTACCTGAGCACCTTTAACAGCAGTCACATAAAGTGAACGAACAACTTCACGGTTGATTTCTGCAAGAATTTCAGAACTTAGGATATTCGCAAGTTCTGTTTCTGCGTCAAGACCGTGAATTGCTTTCAAGTCCTGAGCAAGTTCCATTGTGTACTCAGCTTTTAGAGCACGTGAAACCGCAGTAACCGTGGATTTTTCGATTGAGAACGCCATTTGTGAAAATGCGTTTGCAGCAGAGTCACCCAATGCTTCAGCTTGAGCAGTAGTCATACCTGTTGCAGAAACATAAGTTCCAGCGGAAGGACTATCGTTCAGTACAGCAGGGTTAGTTTCTGTTGCACCAACATCGCCACCACCGATTGTACCAGCAGCGTTCTGGTTAGAAATATCAGGCATTGCTTCGTCCATAAGGGCTTCAGCACCGTCCTGTGACGTAAACGAGGAGCGCATTGCAAAGATCAGTCCAGTTGGGCCGGTCATCGGTTGCACACCGCAAACGTCATAAGCAATGAGGTTAGGCATTGCACGGCGAACGAGGGAGATCAAAATCGGATCCCATGTGTCCATTTGTCCACCTGACATAGAGTTAACAGGAGCTGTCTCTGTAAGGAAACTATTGTCTTCCTTCAAAGCAGCTTCTTGGTTTTCGAGGATAAGTGTAGTAACAGCTCGCTTGTAAGAATCCTCAATCTTTGGTAGATCGGGGTGTTCTAGGACTGGCTGCCACTTTTCCTGTAGATGTTCTGTCTGAAACATTTTAGTTTCTCCTTTACTTAGTATTATTACATCTATTTATAAAATTATTAACTAGCACGTGCCTTGTTACGAGAGATTGCAGTCATGTATTTTGACATGGTTGCACTCGTATCAATGTCCTGTGCGGAGCCATCAGTTTCATCATCTGAAACATTGTCTTCAACCTTAACTTTAGGGAAATAGTTTTCCTTAATTGTATTAAGTTTTTCTTTGAAGGTATCTTCATCAGAAAACTCAAGGTCAGAAGTCAGTGTTTTAAATTTTTCAACTTCAGTATCGGCCAAATCCTCAGAAACCTCGGAAATAACCTGTTCCCTCACTAGACCAGAGTTTGTCTCTTTAATTTCGACATTCTTTTGAATTTCTTCGTTAAGTTTGTCCTCTAGTTCGGAAATTTTTTCACTTTGAGCTTCCAAAACGTCATATTTTTCGTCTGGAACATCAATGTAGTGATCTTGGAACAGTTGCTGTAGACCAGAAATAAAGTCTTCTGCAATCTCACCTTTGAGTCCACGCTCAATAGCAAGTTCGTTTTCTTTACTCCACTCATCTACAACATAGTTGAGATAAGTATCTACTTTTTCTGTTAATTCGTCTTTGAAAGTTTCCATTTCGACCTTTTTTTCTTCTGAAACTTCTTCAACAATACGTTCTACTTCTGAACGTACCCTTGTTTTTACAGCAGCTTCAAAGATCGTGGTTGCTTTCTCTTTAAATTCTTCGGACAAAGAGTCGTCACCAGAAACAAGAGCGCTAACGTCTTCTGAAACGTCAATCTCTTTAATGCGTAGTTCAACCGCTTCTTTTTTAGCGTTTTCTACTGCTTCTTGATCTTCATCTTCATCTTCTTCCTCGTCACCGTCTTTTTCTTTACCCTTCTTGATCATATCTTTGGGGAATTCTTCTTTCTTGGATTTTTCATCCAATTCTTCTCCATCGTGATCAATCTGGTCACCGGCAGCGAGTTTTTTAGGTTTCTCAGCAGGTTTTTCACCCTTTTGTTGGGCATCTCCTGAGATTTCCTTTGCCTTTGATGATGCAGACTTGCCTGGGTCAGACTTAGCGTCTGGTTTTACCACGGCAGGCCCCATATCTTGGCGTTCTCCGTCAACTGTATCTGCTTTCTGCGCTGCAGCCCCACTATCGTTGGGCTGTTTCATTTTCGCTTCATCGAGTTCACTATTCGCTTCCTCGAGCTCTGCGATAACTTCCGCTTCCAGCTCCTCAATTGACTTATCTAGTTCGTTTGTTGACATAGGATGTCTCCTTTATCTTATACTTGTAATATTTATTTATAAATTACAATCTTTTGAGGAATTTTGCGAACTCAAGTGCTTCGAGATTCGCATTTCTTTGACGCTTTTTAACGTCAAATTTCTGTTTGAGTTCCGCAACTTCTGATTCAAGTAATGCTCCATTGTCCCAAACCCATTCTTTTCCTTCCATAATACCTTCTACGAAAGCATTAGGGGCGGAAGGGTCTGCAACTATATCTCCAGCAGTTGCAAGATAAAAATCGTCTTTTACGTAATTAACACCGTTTCTGTTTTCCAAACTTCCCATTCCTCTAGAAGAAACGCCTAATTTACCACCCTCATCCATTAAATTTTTAACGATCTTACCCATCGGAGTGTCCATTATTTTGGCTTCCCCAATAAAGTTTTTCCCATCAGGTGACATACTAGTGATCATATGCGACACTCTTTCCAGATTGACCGTAGGCCCGTCTGGGTGTCCCAACTCACCAAATGCACGATTCTGGGAGATAAAGTTTTTATTATACTTGGCAACTTCCTTAGCCAATACCTCTTGTGGATAAACTCTTCCATTTCGGTTCTTAATATCAGATTGCATGAAAATACCACGGATTTTATAGTCTTTTTTACCATTCTCTTTATCTTCTGTGATAAATTCTACATCTGTTAATTCTTCTGCGATTAATTTCATTTGTCCAATCCTTATGTGATGTTATCGTAACCAGATACTTTTTTCATACGTAACCAAATAGTTCCTACTGAAGCGGATGCATTAGAGATAGCAAGATCACCTGTAACTCCACTTCCTCCACTATTTGGTATTGATGGTACTCCATCACCGAATCCGACTTTTCCACTACCATTTAGAGACAATGCAACAACATTTGACGTTGCATCCCACTCAATATCTGTGGTAGAAGCAACAGACCACGCAACTCCTGTAATAGTAGTACGAGGATCGGTTGCAGCGCCTGTAGCACCAGATGCATCAAATATTGCGGTAGAACTGTTTGTTCCAGTAGTAGTGATTTTTACAAAGTATTCAAAATCACTGTCTACTATTTCCTGTAAAACGGCAGCCATTTTTAACTCCTATAGTGTTAACATTTCTTTCTCAAAATAATTCATTAGTTGTTTACTAGTAACACCGAATTTTTTTGATACTTCTTGTATAGTTTTTTCAAAAGTATTTAGGAAATCTGAAGGTTTAGAGTCCATTTTTTTAAAGATTTCGTCTACCGCTTTCCGCATTTTAGGTGATAATTTCCTATAAGCCGTACTTTTGCGGTGCTCATCCTTCTCTACAACCGTAGATTCATATATTTCCTCAATCCTCTTCATTTTCTCTTTCCTCAGCGTCTTTTGCGAGTATTGTTTCTTGTTCTGGTGACAAATCTGAACGAGTAGCAACGAATGTCTGTGCGACCTTCATTCTCTCATCTTCTAGTTTATCTCCAACTTTTTGTGTCATAACTGTTTTAAAAGCGTCTTGTGCGGTAACATTATCACCCTTACTAAGCGCATCTACGAATTCCTTACTCATTTTCTAACTCCTTTTTTTCGCTTTATGAATCCTGATTCAATATCACTTTCTGGTTCTTGGTCATCTTGGTCTTCTTGATCTTCTTGATCTTGTGGTTCTGGTTGATCTTCGGGTTCATCACCAAAAGGATCATCCTCTGGTTCATCATCCTTAGCATCAGGCCCGTGTCTTGTAATACCATCGGAACCATTCATATCAAAACCACCGTCATCAGCACCTTCTTCACTTTCTGACTTCAACTGATCTAACATCTCTTCCTTCTCAGCATCGTTAAATCTCAATACTTTCTTCCAAACGTAGTCTTTACTAAAGAATGTACCCATATATGGTTCCATTTGTCCTAGTATTTCAATACGTTCTCTGAGAAGTTCTGTCTCTTTCAGTTCTGTGAAGTGACCATCTTGAAGGAAATCATACTGAATATGTTCCTTCATTTTTTCCCAATCTTGTGGAGTAATGATACCCTTTAACAAGAGTTGGGTTTTAAGAATATCTGTAAATAGTGGAACAAACTTCTTACGAATACGTTGAACAAACTTAGTAAATTTAAGTTCATCCCTTGTAATCTCTGTTGCTCTACCTAAAGAAAACCCCTGTTCTGGTTCTAAACGTGAAACTGGCACATTAAGAGAACGATATAGTTTTCTTTGGAAATATA